CGGAAACGCCTCCCTCGTATTTGTATGCTGACAGAAAACAGGCGGCAGTGTCCGGTGTAAACCGGTTAGCGTATCTCATTAACGGCTTTAATGCCCAAAATGGTGATATCGCAAGTGCACTGCAGTATGGAACAGTTGTTTGTGACTAGGCAATAATGCCAATCAATCATTTGGAGAACCCAATGAAAGATTTAGTTGCAAAGAGGTTATGGGACGCCCTCTATAAAGATTTCTCCCGCATAGATCCAACTGTTGAGCTTTTTGCAAAAGCCGGGGCGCAAGCCCTTGGCCGTGGTTTTCCTTCTTTTAGAAACTTTACGTTTCCAACTATCGACGATACATCAGTCGGTACGTTTAGGAGAACCGCGCAGTTGGAACACATGTTTGACCGCTTTATCGCCGATTCTGACGATAAACAACAACAAGACCTCGATAATGAGGCGCTCCAAAACTTCGTAGACAGCCAAAAGAGCGTGCTAACCAGTTTACCTGGTAGCACACGCGCTCATATGCTGTTGAAAGAAGTAAGGAGAGTTGTGGGGTTGATGCTTGGGGATGTCCCCCAAGTTGAAAACCTGGTCAAGTGGAGAGTACCGAGTAAGGCATCCGTTGGGGTTACTAGGGAAAAGGGCTTTCTCCATGAGAAGCTCAATCACCTAAGTGGCACAGCAGAGCAGCATGTGATCCTTGATCGCATGTTGGGGGGTTGTTCATGGAAGACCAGGAAAGTCCTGTCTCATCATGTAACTGCCTCCGCCGTAAAGAAAAAGTGGAACAAAGCTCGCATTATTGCGGCTGATACGGTTTCTAGTGGCGTTGTTTCTAACGCTATTGGTAATTATATCAGTGATAGACTTAAAAAGTCTGTCGGCATTGACATACAAGTTCAGCAACATGTGCATAGGAAATTGATGAAGCAGGCTTCCCGTACTGGGAATCTTGCCACTCTTGACCTTAGCGCAGCATCGGATTCCTTTAGCTTGCCCTTTATGAGACGTGTCCTCCCTTCTGGGTGGTATCGGCTCCTGACGAAAGTCAGAACAAGG